GATAAGACCTTCATTAACTTTACCACCTGCTTTATTCCATCGTTTAATCTGTTCAGGTACATTGTCAAAATCTTTACTATTTAAAACTTTAAGCATTGTTGATGAATTAAGGTTTGCACCACCTAAATTAAAGGTCCATGAAACTAATGCGTCAAACATACATTGATCAATGTCAACTTGTACTGCCTTGTTTACTTCTTCTTCGTAAACTTCTATATCTTCCATTAATAAAGATTCTGCTCTTTCATGTGTTATAACCATGCCATTTGATACACCTTGTGTTGAGCCATATCCAATTGTCCAAACACCAGCTGCACATTGATAACTTTCAAGTTTACAACCTTCAAACTTCTTTATTAAACTTATACCCTCTTGTGATATTTCCATATTATTCTCCCCATGTTCCGTCATCTCTGACTTTTGCTGTTTTTTTACCACCCCAGTACTCAACTGCGTGTCCTTCATCAATAAGCATTTGACAAATACTTTTGCCATCTTCTGTATAAGGAATCCCAAGTATTCTGCCATATTTACCTTTGCCAAGTGATTGTACTTTAAATGATCCTACGCATAGTTCTATAAGTCTGTCTTTTGCTTTAAGTCCTAATGCCTTTTCTTCTAAATTTCTTGTGCGTGATTCAGGAGTATCTATACCTGCTAACCGCACTCTTTGTTTGTGTAGCTTTACTGAAAAGCCTAAATCTAGCACTACATCTATGGTATCTCCATCTACTACCCTATCCAATAAAGCATTGTATACGAATGGTGTAACGCTATTAGACATGACTACTTATCTTTTGCTTTCATAATGTTGAGAGCAAGTAACTCTACAACTGAATACAATTTTTTAATCATATTGTCATCTTTTGGTGTCGGAGTTAATGCACAAACAATTGATGCAATACATACAACGCCTGTAATAATCCCTAACCAATCTCCTATAAATCCAAACATAATGTTCTCCTTTTATTTATGGAGTTTTAATTCTATCAGATATTTACTTAGGTTTGTCAACTGTTACCTTTCTGTAATAAACCACAACATCTTTTAATTCAGTGATATATCGCTTTAATTCTTGCATATTGTATGCCATTACTTCGTAATCAGGTATGGTCATAGCTAAGAAAACAAGCTCTCCTTCTTGTTCTTCAATCATTGCTAATTGGTCTTCCCAGTTCTCAGGAGTTATTACAATCCATCTAGGTTCTTGTAAATCAATTTCTCTAGGCATAATAGGTTGCACTATTTTTCTGTCTAGTGGCTTTGCTGTTACTTCTAGCTGCTTAGTCGGTATTAGACTGCAACTGCAAACCATCATCAAGATCATCAATTGTTGAGCTGATGTTCTCAATATCTTCCATGATATGTTTTGTTCCATTGTTTATCTTCCTCTCCATTTCTATTGGGTCAGCTAATATTTTAGATGCCAGTTCATAGTTCTGTATAAATTGTGTATATCTGTTTAACTCTCTTTGAGCAGCTTGACTCTTAATCGTTAAATCATTCATTTGTTGTGTTTGTAGTTCAAAATCTGCTTGAATAGACTTAATAGCTTCTTCTTGTGTTGCAATAGCACCTTCTAAAGCAAGATTATTAGCTTTAAGTGTCGTGTTTTCTTGATATAACCAATATCCACTAAAACCTAAAACTAAAATGATTCCTATAAGTACTTGTTGCATTCAATATCCTCTATTATGTAATTTAGTCCTGAAGCACTTCTATATTCTATAAGCCTGTTATCTTCATCACGAAATTTAAGGTGTTTTTCTTTTTGCACTAGAATCTTTTTTGATATGTAGGTTTTATCATCTGAATCACCATATTCTTTATTAAAAGATACAGTTATTTTATACCTAGTTAGAAATAAACTAATAATCCAATTAATTATTTGTTTTAATTCCATGTATACACCTGTAACTTTTCTTTTTTACCTTTAGCTTCTATTGGTTCTAAAGGTATTAAATCAAATTCTAATGCATTTTGTGTGCTTTCGCCAATTAGTAAGTTTACACGAGCTTGTTTTGTGCCTGATTCTAATCTAGCTGCAACATTTACTGCATCACCTATTGCTGTATAGTCAAATCTTGTTTCTGAACCCATATTACCAATAACTGCATAACCTGTATTAATACCTATGCCAATATGTACAGGAGCAAAACCTCTATTAACAAGAACACAGTTTAGTTCTATCATATTTTTTTGTATATCCATTGCACACGCTAATGCTTTTTCTTCGTGTTTTTCTAAATCTAAAGGTGCATTAAATATAGCCATCATCGCATCACCTATATACTTATCAACCATACCACCATGCTTTTGTACTGCTTCTTGTTGTGCTGTAAGTGCCTTATTCATAATATATGTAACATCTTCAGGCTCTAATGTTTCAGACAATGCAGTAAAACCACGCACATCTGTAAATAAATAGGTGCAATAACGCTTTTCACCGCCTAATTTAAGTAGTTCAGGGTTATCTTGCAGTCTTTTTACTTGTCTTGGGTCAAGATAATGCTCAAATTGTTTTTTAATTTGTTGTCTTAGCTTGTATTGTTCTCTAAATCTAAGGTAGAAAGCTGTTGATCCTGTAATAAACTGTGATATTAAAGTCCATGTAACATCAATTAATAAGCTTTTTTGTATTAAGTAATAACCAAGAGAGCCTGTAGAAGCCATCACACCTAATCCTAGTATGATTCCCCATGTTATGCCCAAACGAATCAACACAAGCCATATAAGAGCCACAGACACTAAAAATATAGCTATTTCTACAGCTAAAGCATAATCAGGTATAAAAGGACTATCTTGTATCAAGATTGACTCAGATAATGCTGCTTGAATTTTATGTGGTTCTAATAATCCAACTGGTGTTGCTATTTGTGGCATTACGCCATTTGCAGTCACACCTACAAACACAAACTTACCTGCAACATTCATTTCTTTTAAATCGGTTTGTGGTGTATCAATCCAACTAATCCACTTACGACCAAGACTATCTGTTTTAATTGGTGGTATTCCTCTGATTGATATTTCTTCTATACCATTATCATTAGTTTTTATAATGTAAGTCTTTACACCAAACAATGCTTTATAGATTTGTGTTCCAAATGCAGGTATCCAGTCGTTATTAGGTGTGCTTACAAGTAATGGTATTCTTCTTACAAGTTGGTCAACTTCGGTGGGAGCAATGGCTAGACCCTGTAATGTATTATCTTTTAAAGTGTTTAGGTTTTCCTTAACTCCCATAGAAACTATAGCACGAACATCATTACCTTTTACAACAGTTCCAGTAGGTTTTGGATAATTACCACTGCCATCTTCAAACATAGCTAATACAGAGGGTGCATAACCTAATGTTGTTGCAAAGACTTCATCACCACCCATGCGATCAGCTTGTGGAAAAGATATAACCCAACCAACACCGATTGCACCTTCATTAATTAAATCAACTTGTATTTGTGCTAATCTTCTTCTTGGTAAGGGATAACCACCCTCTCTTTCTACATCTTCCTCTGTAATATTAAGTATTACAAAATTACCTGAAGGCTCATATTGTTTGACTAAAGCATCAAAAGTTCTTAGCTTTATTATTTCTGTTAAAGTGCTTTGGAATATAAGTGGGAGTGATAATACTAAAATTAAAGGTAATAAAATTCTTTTCATTATTCACTCTGCGTTATAGTTATAACTGAATCTCCACCACCATTAATCTTAACAACATTAGAGACACCATCTTGTATGATTATAAGAGTATAAGCATCATTACCATTTAAGTCTAACCTAACAGAATCATTAACACTTCTTCTTACGCTGATAACATCTCCTGCAATCAATGTTGTAATCTGTGTTTCTGTGTCTTGACCTATTTTAGTACCTTTAATATCTATGCCACCAGTATCAGCAAGTACATCTTCATCATCACCAACTGCAAGTGAATCTAACACATTTAATAAATCTTCAAGAAAGTTAGTGTCAAGGTAGTTTATATCTAATTCTGTAAATTCTAATTCATCTCCTTCAAGAAAGTCCTCATCAAGATAATCTATATCAAGATCATTAAAATCAAGTATATTTTCCTTAGAGTTTTGTGAAACTTCTTCTGTTAAAGTTATTTCTTTTTTTGGTGGTGTAACAATTAACATATTGTCAATTATGTCTAATGTTAAATCTAAGATTACTGGATTGCTTGGCTTTGATTCAAACACATTAACAGTTGTTGCTTCAAAAGGTTTATTGAGTATGACACTTCCCATAGCTGTGACTACTTCTATTTCTCCACTAGATAAGCCAAAAGCATCAGGCAGAAGTATTATTAGTGATCTGCCTAATTCATCAACTGTAGCTGTGAAATCTGTTCCACGAATTGCTATGTTTGCTGTTGGAGTTTGTAGCTTTATATTTTGTTTATCTATTCTATTGAGATTGCCTGTGATAAACCTTGCTGTACCTAAGCCAAAGGTAAGAGCCATTTTAGATTTGCTTGGGTCTACATCATAGATATATTCGTCAATAAGAAGCTGTGAGTTTTCTGTAAGCTTTACAATAGAGTCATCTAAAAAAGTGATAGCCATTCTACCATTTGTAGTAATAGCTTCATCATTGCTTTGGATAGCAAATTCTAAATTAGCATCGTAAGGCTTGTCTCTTACTATTTGTGCTGAACCATTCAGTTCAGAAATCCCACCAATATTAACAGCTTGTGCTTGTTCCTTGGTCGTTTTGGATAATACAAACAGTGGAAGCAGCATTGCCACCAATACTAATAACTTTGAGCCAGTCATTATCTTGTGTACTTAGTTGTTGAATATTGAATGTTCTTTGTCCACCTGTATGGTCTAACCAAAAGTAACCCCCTGCTGATGCTGAAACACCTGTACCAGTGTAATTAACTGTATTATCAGACCCATCTATGTCCATGTAGTTTGTTGCACCATCAATATTGATGTTTGAGGTTATAGTATTATTTGAACCTTGAATAATCCAATCTAAATCTAAAGTTCCTGCTAATGCAGTTGTGCCTTGATTTAATGTAAAAGTATTACTTGAACCTGTAACAGCTATGTTTTGATTTGAACTGTCAGCACCAAAAGTATTACTTGGGTCAACTTGTATAGTAAAGGTATTGCTATTACCAGTAAATTCATAAAAACCAGTAAAGCTATCTGCCCAAATATCACCTAAGAATTTATTGGTGTTACCAATCATATTAATATCAATAGTCATTGAACTGCCATCAAGGTCTAATGGGGTCATATTACTTGCACCTGATGTTGCATTAAGTCCACCAATAATATTTGATATACCTAACTGTTCAATATCAAGATTTAGTGTTTCACCGCTTTGTACAATACTGATTTCATTATCTGCACTAGCCACGAATTGCGATGCAGTCATCACCAACGCAAACAGGCTCATCAATTTTAAGTTCTTCATGTTTCCAAAAACTCCTATCGTATCCGATATTTATTAGTTCTAAAACTGCTCCTTCAATAGCTTTCATCAGAGCAATCGTTGTTGACTCGTTGCGTGAATTACCTAATTCAACCTCAACAAGTTCTGTACCCATTTCTATGAATCTAAAAACATCTTCTGACTTTCCATAACTAAATATGGTTTTTTGGCTTAACACTTCTATAAGTATCTCACCTGTTGCAACTGATACCATACGAAGACTAACTGTTATATTGTCTTCTCTGTATTGCATACTACTACCAATTGAAAGATATCTAGCTCCAACTCCACCAGTTGACAAGTTACTATCATAACTTATAACAGCACCTTCTAACAAGACACCTGCAAATAGCAGTGGTGGTACATTCTTTTCTTCACCCTCTTTTGCAAATTGTTCTCTTGCTGACCTAATAAGCTGTCTTTCTTTTGTTAGGTTATCTAAACCTACTCTTTCAACAACTCTAAAGAACTCACCATTACTAGCGTGTTTTAATGATCTTATTAGTAGTGTGTAGGGTGCTTGTGTTACAGCAGTGGAAAATAAAGCAAACTCGCTATTGCTTTTTCTTTGTCCTGTTTGATCTGTAAAAGCTGAAGGATATACAGCAACTATAGGTTGTACTATAGGTTTTTTTACATTTGCTAGTTCTTTAGAATGCAGTTTATCAATTTTTACCACATCATGTGCTTTAAATCTTTGCTCGTATGTATCTTCAAACTGATCAAATATAGAACAACTAGAAAGTAAAAGAACCGATAGGAATTGTAATGTTGGTAATCGTGCCATCAGCTTCAGTTATTTTAAGTGTTAAATATGTACCATCAGATGAATACTCTATTGTATTACCCTCTAATGATATTGTTCCACTATCCTGTGGTGTCTCGCCAAATAAATTGGCAATAAGCTGTCTGCTTAATTCTTCATATACTCTTGATTCAAAATTACGAATAAATCTTTGAACTGTAGAGTTCTCTTTGTCTCTTTCTGCTTCTTCTATAGCAGCTTTAATTTCATCTTTGATTGTTTGTCTACGATTAAACTCTTGGTTTTCAATAGTCAGATAATGACTTGAAGTATTAATACCACTAAAAGAAGGCGATTTAAACTTAAATGTAATAGTGTCTGACCAAAGGTTTTGAGCAAATATACCTACAAACAACATAACACCTATTACAACAACTATTTTTGCCATAAGATTTTTTTCATCATTTTGTTGCTTTTTCAAAATATCAGCTTTACTTGGTCTTCCTCTTTTCTTCTTTTCCATAAGTTTCACTCTCCTTTAGTTCTAAGATTGTATTAACTTTCTGTTGTAATCGTATCATATCTTGGTCTAATAGGCGAAGTTGGTCAGTGAGTCTTATTATTGTCTTCTGCATTTCAGATACAGCAGGTTCTACTGTTTTAGTTATTGTGATCCAAACATAGTAAACAAAATAACCAAGACCAACGACCATGACTGTTGTAAAACCAAACTTTTCTATTAAAAGAACAATGTCCATTAATCACGCCTTGCATCTATCTTCCCATCTTCTACAAAGTTTTCTGCTCTTGCTATTCTATCTAGGTCAGGTGCTAAATTTAAAGCACTAGATACACTTGTATCAATGCGAATCATATCGTTATTCATTATTGATGCTCTTGTTATAAGCATCTTGGCTATACCCTCTACTGTTTTTATCTTATTAACTAAACCAGTCATCATTTGTTTCATAATAAGAAATATAAAATAACCCATAACTAAACCACTAGCTATGGGTAATCCAACCTTTTCTATAAGGTCAAAGGCTTCCATCAATTACACCAATCTTTTTTTGAAAATTATTTGTTTGGTTTTTCCAAATTAATAAATCTTTTGCATATTGTTTGCATTGTCTTTTATATAAATTTGGATTTTCAACTGCTGTAGTAAAAGCATCAGGTGCTGTTGGACGATTTTTTTTCATTATTTGCAAATTATAGTCATCAAATAAAAAACTTATTTTTTTTGTTAAAAAATCATTTAATTCTTCACTACCAATTTTATTTAACTCATTTGCAAAGATAATAGTTATATATTTTTGTGGATATTTTTTTAACTTTTTTAAAATATAGTTTGGCATATTATTTTTTTGACAAAGTTTAAAAAATTCTAATAAAGCTGCTTTTATACAACTACTATTAATACAAATATCTTTTTCATTAATTTGATATTCATTGTCACTATATTCAATTTGAAATTCATAATATATCTTCATTTTATTTTATCCTGCCTTTCGGCTCAATTTATTAATATAAGATAATTATACACCCATAATGTAATATTATCAACTATTACTTATCGTCTTCGCCCTTAAACCCTTTGCTTTGTCCTGACTTACCTGAATAGACACCAAACACAACACCCATAGCACCTACAACAACAGATACTAAAGCTGATTGTTCAAGATTAGGTTCAGGTAAATTCATAAACCAAATAACAGATTCATACATAAGATAGATATAAACCACTACAAAGATTCTTGGAAAG